GTTAGCTACGACCTACGCTCCGAGTCCGGATCCATCGCGGGTTGGCGTGCACCGCACGTTTACTCTGCGCCTGGTTCTATCTGGGCCGGTGAGATCGGTGAGTACGAGGGCGCCTTCTTCGTGGAGACCCCGCGTGCCTTCAACGACCTGACTGGTTCTGGTGGTACTACTCGTGTGTTCTACACCCTATTCGCTGGTCAGCAGGCTCTTGCCGAGGCCGTGAGCGAGGAGTTCCACGTTGTAGTCGGACCGGTTGTTGACAAGCTGATGCGTGCTCGCCCTATCGGGTGGTACGGTGTCGCTGGTTGGTCCCGTTACCGTGAGGCAGCGCTTTACCGCGTCTGCACTACTTCGAGCATCCACAACACGTAAGAGGTCTTATGTCCACCATCAAGTTTTCTGCCGGAAGTATCGCTTCTACTGCTACGTCTATTACCGTTGCACTTGGCGGTATTCCTGCTGTGGGAGACTTGGTGGTGGTCTTCCTCGGTACCAACAATGAAATCATCACCCATCAGCCCGGATGGGCTTCTGAGTTCACCGCTGTCCCGAACCCTTGGTTCGAGGGCAACATCCTGCGCAACCAGAATACAGCCACCCTGAGCACCTGGTATCATACCTGGAATGCTTCGGACAGTGGCAGTTCTGTAGTCTTCAACTTCATCCCAGCGCCAACGCTGGGCATCGGAGACAAGGATCTGAGTCTGGCAAATGCAACGGCTGTTGCTGTGGTGTTCGATGGCTCTCTCAGCACTGCGGTGCTGGAGAACAACATTGCTGGTGTGGATGGCGTCCCAGTAAACACGATTAACTCGGCAGTCCTAAAGCTGCCTGCGAGTCTGGCATTGAATGCCGGTTTCTGTGACGGTTCTACCGTCACGCTGTCTGATAGCGACGCTACGGCGTCGCTTGTTCAGCAGTCCTCCAATCCCAATGGGCCTACGGCCCTGACGCTCTCTGTGTACCAGAGAGCCAACTCCCCAGCGGGCTATGCACCTACGTTTACTAAGCCCCTGAGCGCACAACTACTGATGACTGCGGCCATCACTGTGTCCGACGTTCTGCCCCAGATTTACAACCCCCCGTATATCGAGGAGGGTCCTATGGCGGACAACCGCCTGATGTTCCGCTATCGTGTGAACAGGTTCTTCACGGTGTTGAACAACACTGGAACCTTCAGTGCACAGCGCTATCAGTCTACGGATCAGATTGCTGCGGCCACACAGGTGTTCACAAACAACCAGCCGATCAGTTCCACTGATCGCACCAATCTCCTAGCCTCCGGTGTCGGAGGAGATTTCAGAGCTCTTTCATAATGCCACCGAAGCCAAAGAAGCCGGTCCAGTCGGCTAAGAAGATCACTGCCGCTAAGAAGGCAGTACCAGCCTTGAAGAAGGCTGCTGCCAAGAGAACTGTGAGCCCGCCAACTAAGGGCGGAAAGCCTCATGCTGTGGCAGACAAGACGCGTCCTGGTCCAATGGGCGCACGTAACGGAAGCGGCTCCATTCCTTTCGCAGGTCCGGCGCCAATGGGACAGGGAGTATATAGCTAATGTCTGGTACGCCAGGAACCGCACGCTTCGGCGTGAACCCGGATGCAACTCCGGACCACACCAACTCTCAGGGCATCTCGCACATGAACCTGCCTAAGAGTGGTGGAACCTTCACTGAGACGCACTTCCTGTACAACCCCGTACAGCGCTCTCGTGAGATGGGCAGCACTGAAGGTGCAGCCCCAGGCCAGATGTGGATGCCTATCGAGCATCAGGCCAACTACATGTGCAATCACGATGGGTACATGGCGGGTAGCAACATTGTCGCGAATCTAGATGAGCGCAAGGTGCTGACCAACACTATTTACTCTATTGGGTGTGAGTACACCGATGAGTCCCCGAACGGACGAGCTCCGTCCGGCACCAAGGGTAAGTTTGACTAATGGCCTGTTCTTCTGGTTGCCCTACTCAGGACCACCGTACCTACGGTGAATGTATGCGCAGTAAGCGTCAAATGGTTGGCTTCGCAGCTTCGGCTCGCGGTGCCGATAAGACCCGTGATAAGCGCTGGAACGCCGAGCTTGATGCCTATGCAGACGCACGTCGAAATGGCATTCAGCCTGACGGTACCGGAATGGCTAAGATTGAGTTCGCCAATCGAATGAGCGAACAGTTTGGAATGGCCTATGGCCGCGACTTCCAGGTTGCGCCAGACGGCAAGGGTGGCTTTGATGCCGTGTCCCATGAGATGGTCCAGAAGGTAACTGCTGAGATCGACAAGGGCAGTGACATGCAGGCCATTAGGGATACTGCAAAGGGGATTCTGTAATGCCTACTTCTAATGTCTATACCAACGTATCTGCTGGAAACCCAGCGGTTCCTCTCACCTCTGGTGTAATCCAGAGGGGTGATGGAATCAGTGGTCCGTTCGTGTTCGACCTAGGGCCGGGAACGGCCTTCTCTGCGGCTGCTATGACTACTGTGGTCACCGGATCTCCGGTGTCCTGTGTGGTGCAGCTACAGGGCTCTATGGACGGTACCAACTGGACTGTTCTGGCTACGTCTACTAGCACCACTGGTGACACTCAGTTCAACAACTTGACTGCACAGTTCAATGTGCTCCGCGCCAATGTTAGCACTACAAGTGGTGGAACTAACCCAACGATTGCCGTGTCCCTTACGGGATTCGCCAACTCCAACTCCGGGTTCGGAACTTCTTCCAACCCAATTCGCACCACTGACACTGTGCTTGCGCAGTCTGTGGCCGGTGCTGGAAGCACCGCAGCAGCACCTACCGCCGGTACCTCGATTACCACGGCTACTGCTGTCAACACGGGTATGTACAAGATTCAGTTCGCCGGTGGCTTTGGAGCCACTGCGGAAAGTACTCAGCTTGACAACATCGGTGTAAAGATCAACGCCACCTTCAAGACTGCCATCCCTCTCGCCAACGTGGCGAACACGATGAGCCAGCCCTACACCGTGTACTACAGCCTGTCGGCTTCCGATCAGGTGAGTGTATACGTCATTAACAACGGCTCTGCTGGTAGCATCTACAAGGGATTCATCTCTATCACTCAGGTGGGCTAATGCCAACACTACAGAACCTAGTCGATCGAGTTCGACAGGAAGTAGCTGGATTCTCTCAGAACCAGCAGCAGCTTACCTATCTCTCGCAGAACATTACTAACGCTGACTTGACCTTCACTGTTAATGATGTTAACCAGATCTCCCGAGGGGAGATCGAGGTTGATGGTAACGAGCTTATGTACGTGGACAGCAAGTCCCCAAACAACGGAACTGTCACGATCTCACCATTCGGCAGGGGCTTCAATGGAAGCCCCGCTGGGGCACATAACAGCGGTGCTAAGATTGAGAACAACCCAATCTGGCCCTATGTTCGCATCGTGGAAGCGATCAACGACACCATTCGTGGTGTGTATCCTGGCCTCTTCGGAGTTGCCCAGGTGAGCATCCCCAAGAACAGTGTAGTCTACGAGTATTCTCTTCCGGCAGAAGCCGAAGAGGTTATCAGTGTACAGCATCAGTTGATTGGACCGAGCCATGTATGGCCATTCGCCCGTAGCTGGAGATTCGTTGGCCAGGCCAACATTGCCACCGGAGAGCTTAGCAATACTGGCAAGGCACTCTATTTGGGTGATGATGTGGTTCCCGGGAGACAGATCTTTGTAACCTATCGCAAGGAGCCCACTACGCTAGCCAATCCTACGGATGACTTCGCGACTGTCACGGGGCTGCCTGACACTTGCCAGGATGTCATCGTATGGGGCGCCTGTAGCAAGCTGTCTGTACAGCTTGAGGGACCTCGTCTGACCATCTCTGCTATCGAAGCTTCCGAGCGTGCGCAGTACGTACAGCCTGGCTCTGCCAGCCGCGTATCGCAGTACTTCGGACAGCTATACTTGCAGCGCTATGAGCAGGAAGCTGCCAAGCTTCGTGACCGTTACCCGCTTGTATCACACTACGACTTCTAAGGACACACATGCCTACTGGCGAGCAGTTTGCAACTAACGTACCGCAGACTTTCCTAGCTTCACCAGTTGCAGCAGCAGCAACCAGTATTCCGGTGCTGTCTTCTAGTAGCTGGCCAGCAACCCCCTTCACTGCGATTTTCGGAATTGGTACCTCCCTACAGGAGGCCATTCACGTCACGAACGTATCGGGAACTACTTGGACCGCAACTCGTGGTTACGACGGCACTGTGGCGCAGAACCAGCCACTCAACCAGACTATCACCCACGGCACTATCGGTTTGCACTTCAGAGAGCTCCGCTCTCACATTGACGCTTCTGGCCCTACGGACGCTTCTAGCGAGAGTGTTCATGGATTGCTAACAGGTCAGGTGGTTGGAACCTCGGAATCTCAGACCCTTACCAACAAGGCGCTAACTGCGCCTACCATCTCTGGTACTGTTGGTGGTGGCGCTACATACTCTAGCCCAACGATCACCACTGCCACGTTTAGTGGTAACCAGGCCATGGGCTCTGGGGCATGGAGCGGCACTGGTAACATCACCATGAACTGGCACAATGCCAGCGGCAAGACTGGTGCAACCAACAACCCGCTGACCATCTCTGGTGGAACCAATGGTGGTCCTCCGACCACCGGAACGTTCGCTGTCGGTGACATCGTATTCGACGTCCTGTATGGCATCATCTGGGGATGCACGGGTGCCGGAACTCCGGGCACGTGGAAGCCGTTGAACGGCACTGTTCTAGCGAACACGCTGTCCCTGTCTGGTGTGAACACTGTAACCGCTACGCTTCCGACTGTACTGACTCCATACTTCAACAACATGCGCATCGTGTTCGGTGGAAGCACCAGCTCCGCTGGTGTTGACTTTGAGAACCTTCGCTTGAGATTCAACGGAGACACTGCGGCCAACTACTGTAGTGAGTACACTGGTCTGCTCTCCACTGGTGTGCAGAGCAACCTTGCTTCTGCTGCTGACACCTCTATGATTGTCGGCCTATCTGGTGGATCTTTGACTGCGGGTGCACGAGGTAACTTCGTTATCGATGTACCGTTCTACAAGACTGCGGTAACGCTTCGTGGAGCCATTTACAATGGCGAGGTTCACAAGAGCGTTGCAGCGACTACTTCAAGCTTCAGTGTTACTGGGGCTGGGGCATGGTCTGGTGCGGCAGCCATCACTTCTGTAACACTATTGAACCAGACCTCGGGAACTTGGAGTGCAAACTCCTCTGCCGAGATTTGGCTGACTGTCTAGGAGTACCATGACCCTAACCGCTTTCCTCGACAATACCAACGGTATTGCTCAGGGATTGCCATCTGGAATTGCTCCCCTTCCGGGGCCGTTCTCCAATCCGTATATCAAGACGGATATCGCGTTCGACTACGCGATCGGTGGAATCCCGTTCATTGCCGGTGAGAGTGGTCGTGGTACTTACTTCCGTCGTATCTATACTCGCTCGTTCTCTCCGATCCGTAAGGATCAGTTTGACAACCAGCAGACTCCTGGTGAGCAGTCTATTTGGGGCTGGTGGTTGAGATCACAGAGCACCTTCTCGCAGGGTGCTGGAGTTCAGTTCCTAGACACGACTCAGGATCCCACTCTGGGATACCGCTACTCGTACAGTGAGGGCCTTGACACCCTGGGAACCCCAGGACAGGTCACCCTTCTACCACAGACACAGGGACTCCTCAGCGGCACTGGGCCGATGCAGCTACGCAGCATCTACGCTAGCCAGAACCCTACCGCTGCTGATGGTGTCCTTGTGCTCGATGTGGGAGCAAGGACTATTACGTCTACCAGCTATGGTAGCCTTAACAGCACCTACACTATGCCGGGTGGTTTGACCGGCATGGCCAACACGTTCACTGACGACGGTACGAACTACTACTTCGCCGACCAGACTGGTATTTACAAGGGAGTCATTAAGACTCCTGGTGTGGCAGCCGTTAAGATCTGGAACGTGCCCAGCACGTCTGGCAACTATGTCCTTGGCTTCATTAAGGGCCGCCTAGTTGCGGGCCTTGACAACAACGTATATGAGTTGGTCGGTGCTGGTCCAGCACTTCCGACTCCGAAGTTCACGCACCAAAATGCGTCCTATGTTTACACCGCGATTTCCGAGATCGAAACTGCGATCATTATTTCGGGACAGGCTGGTAACGCACTCTCTCAGATCCACCGTTTCACGCTGGACGGACAGGGTGTAATGCCCACCCTTACTTCGGGTATCGTCTCTGCAACGATGCCGTACGGTGAGACTATCCAGTCGATGTACGCGTACATCGGCACGTTCATTGGTATCGGAACTAACCGAGGTTTTAGAGTCGCTATTACGGACGTGAGTGGTAACATGACTTACGGACCTCTAATTGTGCAGGATCCTCTGGGCGTGGGAGTCCATGCTATCGGCGGCTACGATCGCTTCCTGTTCATCGGGAACCAGGCTAACACCATGGTCCCACAGCAGGGATGGGTGAACCCACCTGAGGCTTCCACCACGGATGGCCTGATCAGGATTGACCTGAGCCAGGTCACTACCACAGGTAGCCAGCCCTTCGCTAACGATGTCATGAGCCCTATTGGGGCTCTTGGAACGTTCGTGAATAGCATCGCCAACATTGGTACCGTTAATACTATCGGCTCTACCATCGTTCCCGTACAGGGAACTCTTGCGTGGTCCATTAACGGACAGGTGTTTGCTACTCGTAACAACGGGCAGAAGATGCCTACTGGATTTCTGTACACTCCGAAGATCCGGTTCAACACGCTTGAGCCTAAGCACTTCAAGTACGTCTATGCAAGACATCAGGATATTACTGATGGCTCTATCGATGTCTACGGACAGAACCCAAGTAGTGGTCTGAATGTCATCGCTCAGGGGTTGACTGGTTCCAGCACCGCTGGTGCTACGACCCCGTTCTTCATCGCTGATATTGGAAACTCTCAGGAGTGGTTCCAGTTCAAGTTCGTTCTTCACCGTGGAACTTCACAGGCTAGTTACAGCCCTGTATTCAGCGGCTACCAGCTTCGGGGTCTTCCCGGAGTGAGTCGCCAGGTTCTCATCCAAATTCCGCTTCTGTGTTTCGACCATGAAGAGGACAAGTTTGGTGTGGACCATGGAGACGACGGATTCGCCTATCAGCGAATCAAGGCAGTGGAAGCACTCACTGCAAGCGGAAACATTGTCCTGTTCCAGGACTTGAACTACAACGATGCCAGCCTTGTCATCGTGGACGACTACCATTTCGAACAGCAGGCTCCTGAGCTTGCTAAGGCAGCCTCGTCCAACAACCAAGACTCTAACGCGCACGGTGGGTATCTGATTCTTGTCTGTCGCGTCATCCAATAAGGAGTGCCGTGTTTGGCAAGAGTATGCTCGACATTGTAACTATCATCATTGCTATGGGAGCAGCCCTGGCAATCAATCGAAGCAGCGTCAAGAAGCAGACTATCGCAGATCTGAAGGATCTGGTCGAAGTGCTTCAGGCTGAACTAGAGGCGAAGGATCGAAGAATCTGTCATCTAGAGGAGATCATTGATGCAAACCCCGAGCTGGTTCGAGAAGGACATGTGGCTGGGAGCCACGGGTCATGGAGTGGAGACAGTCCAGCTCATTCTAAAACTACCAAGAACAGGAGTACTAGATGAGACCACAGTACGCGGGGTCCGAGGGTGGCAGCAACTATGGGGACTCCCGGCCTCGGGCATGGTTGACGAGATCACAGCTAGATCACTCGGTGAACTTCATTGGGTCCGAGAGGAATCGCCTGAGAAGCGACGCTATTCGGGTAGCGGAACAGATTGGGTCCGATGGGATGGTTCGAGCGCTTCCCGCACTTTCCATGAGCTACCAGGAGAGCCTGAAGTATCTGGGAATGGAGTCCGATGACCCTGTTCTATAATGATCTAAGTGGATACGATGTAGGATTCAAGGTCCCAGCGGGCACCCCCGCTGTAGTGGCTAAGGCCACTGAGGGAATCTACTACATGGATAAGCAGTACCACAACTTTGAACAGCAGGCTGCGGCACTTGGTGTGCCGTTCAGCGGCTATCACTTCCTGAAGTCTGAGTCCTCGCCAGAGGCTCAGGCAGCTTGGTACCACGGCTTTGCCGGGAACACCCCGTGCATGCTCGACGTGGAGACTGAGGGTGGAAGCAGACCAGGAGTGGACTTCGTCCTACGGTTTATGAAGGCCCTACAGGGCCTAGGTGGGCGTGTGTGGGGCGTGTACTACCCCAAGTGGTACTGGCAGCTAACCGGTGGAGATCTGGGCGCTGTGCAGCGCGCTGGTGCCGTCATCGTGTCTTCGTCCTACGGGCCGTATTCAGACACCGGAGACGGATGGTTGCCATACGGTGGGGCTACGCCCCGCATCTGGCAGTACCAGGGATCACCACGAGACACTAACGCGTTCAAGGGGACGGCCGAAGAGCTGGCCTCACTTATTAACGGAGACAACATGAATGCTGTGGATGTATGGGCATGGAGAAACCTGACCCTAGATCCAATCGACATGCGCCAGCGTCTTGTGAACGCTGAGACTAACGCAGAGCAGGCGAACGCGAAGGCAGACAAGATCCTTGCTGCTGTAACCGACCTTGCTGCGAAGGTCGCTAGCGGTGGTGTCGATCCAAACGCTATCGCGGCTGACGTGCTAGCTGACCTGAAGGCGAAGCTCTAATGTTCAAGTTCACTAAGCCTAACCTGCATGACCTGCTCACTGCACTGGTCGTGTTCGTTACTGCTGGTGGAGCTGTGCTCAACACCAGCGCATCCATCAATAAGACCGTCCTGCTAGCGGCGGTATCCGCCGGACTTGGTGCGGTTGTTCACAACTTCCTTACCCCGAAGGAGTAACCATGTCCGGTATGGACGACATCAATTTTACGATCAAGACTGGTGTTACGGCTGCGTACACTGTCACTGCGAATGACTACGTCATTTTCTATGACCCTACCAACGCCTACGTAATTACCCTGCCAGCGGCCAGTGCCGCTCTGGCGGGACGCCAGTACACCTTCATTCAGACTGTCAGCAACGCTGGTCAGATGACCCTGAAGACTGCCGGTGGAACTATCAACGGTACCGCTGGTGGTACCGGAATCGCTATCACTGCGAGCAAGATTGGTCAGTTCGACGTCTTCTGCGACGGAACGAACTGGGTGGGCGGAAACTCTACCGCCGGTCTACTGTAAGCAGTAGCCCATGTTCCGTAACCAGGTGTTTCAGTTCTGGAACATGGTCGTAAGTTTGGCTGTGTTCCTTGTCTTGCCAGCAGAGCTGGCGTTGCTACCCATCGGGTGGCTCCTTCTATCCAGCATCGCCGGATCAATTCAGGTGCGCAGTCCAATCAAGGCATAAAAAATAGCCCCCCTCGAAAGAGGGGGGCTTACTTTTGTTTAGGGGTCACAGGTCAGGTGACAGCCGCTAGAGTGGCTGTAGCAGTGGACAGTGGTGCATCCCTGCATACAAGACCCATCGCAGTCACAGTTCTGTGCTCTGCCACAATGCTTTGACATATCTACCTAACTCGTGCAGTTCAAGTGACAACCTTCATAGTGGTCATAGCAGTGCTTAAACGCGGGGTTTGTACTCTGGCAGTCGCTACAATAGCGGCCCGTTCCCGGGCACCAGCAGGTGTTCGCGAACTGGCATCCTCTAGGCATTAGTTGCACTCCCAGTGACATCCGCTATTGTGGGTACAGAAGGTGTGAGCCCGATGCTCACCCTTCTTACAGGTGGTGCAGTTGCAAAAACAGGTCCAAGGCAAACAACTAGCCATGGGCTCTCCTAGAGAGTATAGTCCTCGCCACATTCCATGTGGCAGTTATTTGAGTGACGATTGCAATGTCGGTTCCAGCCGACAGTGTGCTTATCATCAAGGCAATCATCACAGAAGCATCGATTCTGCCACTGGCACACTAGTTACACTCCACATGACAATCACGGTAGACGGGCTCCTGACAGTGCATGTAGTTTCCGCTGCGGCACTGACCAGTGAAGCAGCCAGAGCAGTAGCAGTTCTTTGCCTTGGGACAGTTGTTAGGATCGTGGCTCATCCTGAGCACCCCATATGACAGTAGGAGTCGTGGTCATTACAATGCCACGAAGGTCCGGTCATGTTGCAGATCCCGTTATAGCAGTTGTCACAGTCACACTGTCCGGGCTCTGCACATCCCTTGATACTTTGACTCACTTGGCACATCCTAGATGGCAGCCATTGCTGTGATTCCAGCAGTGGCCCATGGTGGTCAAGTCGGCTCGACAGCCGACACATGCACGGCACTCGCATTCGAGTGCCTTCGGGCAACCTTCAATATCCTTGGGCATTAGAAGTGGCACCCCTTATGGCAGCCCTGAGAATGGTACTGGCAGTGTGCGTAGTCCTGTTCGGACTTGCACCAGTTGCACGAACACGAGCAACCGAAGGTTGTACACTTACTCACATTGCACACGCCTTATGACAGGCGTTCTTGTGAACGCAGCAGTGGCGGGCGTCTTCAACGCCCCTGACAGCATCAAGGCAAGGACCACAGGTACAAACACAGAACCCACTGTCATAGCATCTCACTGTCCACGCCCCGGGTAGGAGCAGTAGAAGTGACAGCCCCATCCGATCTTACCACAGTGGCCTCTGTTATCCGCACAGGAGTTACAGGAAAAACAGCCACAGGTGTTGGCGTCTCCGCAATGTGCGGAGTCATGCGGTGCAGAATGGTTTCCCATTGGCACTCCAAGGGTTGGTTACATTACGTAGACGTAGAGGGATTCGAACCCACACTGAACTGCTTCTAAGGCAGTTGCCTCCTACCATTTGGGCTATACGTCCGTGGGTCGGTGCTGGAATCGAACCAGCCTGAGAGGGCTTTACAGGCCCCATGTACACCTTGTAGCGTACCGCCCGGAGGGTAGTCTAAGAATTGAACTTAGTTCTCTTGAGTCACATTCAAGGGTTCTGGCCATTGAACTAACTACCCATTGCTCTCCACCAAGGATTCGAACCCCGACCGAATGGTTCAGAGCCATTCGTGCTGCCATTACACCAGCGGAGAATTGCACCAAAGCGTCGGTGCCCCGACCCAGCTTCACCCTAGGCAAGTGCCAAGTTTTGAAGTTTTTAAAGCAGCTATCGAACTTGGACCTAGCTTCTGCACCTCTAGAGAGATTCGAACTCCCGGCACGCGGGTTCGTAGCCCGCTGCTCTATCCACTGAGCTATAGAGGTATGCCGGACCAGCATATAGCAGGGCCGGACTCGTACACCCACAAGGATTTGAACCTTGAACCTTCTGCTTGTAGGGCAGTTGCTCTCCCATTGAGCTATGAGTGCATAGTGGCCGAAGCCACGGGTGTTAATAAGATCCCCGCCGAGGAGTCGAACCCCGATCATCTGATTACTAAACAGAAGCTCTAGCCATTGAGCTAGCAGGGCAAGGTCTCCACAGAAGGACTTGAACCTTCGATCTCTCGCTTATCAGACGAGGGCTTTAACCAACTAAGCTACATGGAGATGAGCGTGGCAGCCAGATTTGCACTGACTCTACCGCCTTCGCGGCGGGGTGCTACTCACTACACTATACCACTCATACGAGTCATGACGTCGTATGCAGTTCGGAGCTGATCAGGCTCCGCACGTAGTCCATGCCGGATTTGAACCGGCGACCTTCTGATTGAGAGTCAGATATGCTACCTGGCTACACCAATGGACCATTGCGTCAGACGTACGGGAGTCGAACCCGCGCCTACTACCTTGACAGGGTAGCGCTCTTACCACTAAGCTAACGTCCGTAAGTACTTCAGGTGAGACTCGAACTCACATCTTCCGACTCTTGAGGTCGGCACCTCTACCATATTGGGTTACTGAAGCATTGCTGATCTGGCAGGATTCGAACCTGCATTCACCAACTTAACAGGATGGTGCCTTACCGGTTAGGCTACAGACCATTGTGTTACGACGGGCTGACATTTGACCCACAGCCAGTACCGGGGGGTCTTAGGTAGCGTCGTAACTAGCACCCTTGGAAGGACTCGAACCCTCAACCTACGCGGTAGAAACGCGCTGTTCTGTCCGTTGAACTACAAGGGTAAAGTGCCCCCACTAGGAATCGAACCTAGCTTCGATGATTAAGAGTCATCTACATTACCACTATGTTATAGAGGCGGAACCACCAGTCGGAATCGAACCGACATCCTCTGCTTGGAAGGCAGTAATAATTGCCGTTATACTATGATGGCGCGGAAACTGAAGGAATCGAACCCTCTAGGGTGTTACCCCTCGCTGTTTTCTAGACAGTTGGCCACCATTAGCCATAGCTTCCATGTAGCAGTTTAACGTCATACCCAGGACGACTGTGTAGGAACAGTGCGGTAAGAGCGAGAGTCGAACTCGCAAAGGTGTTACCCTTACTCCTTAGCAGGGAGCTGCCGGTGCCAATCGGCGGACCTTACCAAGCGCGACCGGAAGGATTCGAACCTTCATCTAACAGTTTTGGAGACTGCTGCTTTACCAATTAAGCTACGTTCACATTGTCCGGAAGGTGAGATTCGAACTCACGTTCTCCTGATCCCAAATCAGGCGCCCTAGTCCACTAGGCCACATCCAGTTGTATAGCAGAGCCTACCTGAGAAGTCGCTCTAGCAGGTTGCTATAGTTCACAAACAGTCCAGCCCGGTTAGGACTGGTCCAACAGTTGCCGACTCCCTGTGGTCGCTGGCCGTCTGACAGGTCCCCGGGGTTTGGCATCCCGGCTCTGAACGAGCCTGTCAGCAGCGATTGCTCTGCCTGTTACGCCGATCCTGATGGAATCGAACCACCGTATTCCGGGCTTCAACCGGATGCTCTACCCCTGAGCTAAGAATCGAAAATCGGTCAGCAGACTTGAACTGCTGGCTAGGCGCTTTGCAGGCGCCCTCCGGACCGTCCGGATGAGCTTGACCGACTTGGTAGCGGCAGGTGGGATTTGAACCCACGATCTTCAGTTTATGAGACTGACGGGGACGACCGAACTCCCCTACTCCGCTATGGAGGGCTTGGCCCGTAGGCCCCGCCCTCACCTCGTATTACTACTGTAGCACACCCAGGGCTTCTTGTCAACCCCCCGGGTACAGGGAGCCCCAAGCTCGGCCACCGATCTTGGCTTCAGCAGGGATCTCTACCCTGCCGACACTCGTAGACATGATCCGTTCGATCTCTACAACTAGCTCCGGCTCACCCTGTGGCAGACTGAACAAGAGCTCATCGTGGATGGCTAGGCGCATGTAGTCTACGTAGCCAGCATCGTACAGACGATGCATGGCCTGAGCAGTCACGTCACGACCCGTGCTCTGAATCTTATAGTTCAGAGCTGCATACAGCCTGTGGTCGTCCACAGGTAGCTTGCGACCGTAGTCTGTGGTGATGTAGCCGTAGCGTGTGGCCTCATCCGCTAGCGCGTCAGAGAGCCGCTGAATGCCAGGGTACGCCTTGCGGATGGCCTGAATGACCTTACGAGCCTGGTCATAGGTCATGTTGAACTGATCCATAAGTGCACGTTCCTTCGCACCGTAGACGGTGCCGAAGTTTCCACCCTTGCCGTACTTGCGCATCTCCATGCCACGGCCAGGCCAGGCAGTCTCAGCCGTGATGTAGTGAAGATCTTCGCCGTTCTTGAACGCCTTGATCATACGTGGATCCTTGGCGTACGCAGCAGTGAGCCTTAGCTCCTGCTGGGCATAGTCAACTCCAACAATGATCTCTCCGGTGTCCGCTACAAAGCACGAACGTACCACCGAATCGGAAGAGGGGAGCGTCTGCGCTGGAATCCCAGTAATCGAAAACCTCGCAGTGCGGGCACGTAGCGTATTCGTTGAGGGGTGAACTCTTCCAGCGGAGTCTGCTGCTCCAAGAAACTTCTCCACCCAAGTCGTTCTCCACTTGCCAGCCTTCTTTCCTTCTACGATTGCTTGCACAAGGGGCACATCAGTGTGCTGCCCCAGGAAGACCTTGTCAACTTTCGGATTGCCCTTGGGGGTCTTTTCCTTAGGGACCAGGCCAATGCGCTCAAGTGCCTCTGCAACTTGCTGGGGCGAGTTGATGTTCTCAAGACCGTGCTCGTATGCACGATTCTTCCACTTCTGCTCATCTCTGAGCAGCGTGTTGCGCAGCTCAGTGGTGTACTCACGATCAAGCAGGAAGCCCTTCGCATCCATGAGGGATGCGATCATGGCAGTCTTGTTGTCCGCCTGTGTGAGCTCACTGTTCACATCGATCTTCTTCTTGAGGATCTTGAAGAGTCGAGCGGTGAGCATGGCGTCAGTACCAGCATACACGTTATAGACTTCGTTGTCAAGAGGCATCACGACCCACATCATGGACATGGGTGTAGACTTAGGGATGACTCCCCGGTCCTTCAGCCTCTTGAACTCGTCCTTGAGATCATCCCCGAGCTTGCTGTACTCGGGCATGTAATGCTTGACCAGCTCATCTAGCGACTGGCCGATGCCACCTTCATCACGTCCACGAGGATCGACCTGATGGGCCATATTCTTCGTGTCACGTGTCTGTGCAAACATCCGTTCGATGTCAGCCAGGCCGTGCCTGGCGAGCACCGGGATGTCGTATGGTGCATTGTGCATGATCAAACGCTTGCCGCGCAAGCGCTCGGTTACTCTGAAAGCGCTACTCCACATCCTCTCTGCGGGGAAGACCCAAGCTTCGTTGGGCGTAGCCAACGCGATCAAGCGGATACGGTGATCATCAGAGTAGATGTCGAGACCGGTGGTCTCAGTGTCAAGCGCCAGCGTGTGCTGGCGATCGATCCACTCTAGCATCACGACCAGGTCCGCTGTGTCCTCAGGGACACGGATACTGCCGTTAGCGAGGTATCTCATGTCCCCAACACTAGCACGACTGTGCCGTGTTGTCAAGAGCAGGTGGTGTAACTCCTCGGAGTCCCAACAGGACTCCTACGTCGATGTTTAGGTTCTAAGTTGAGTATACACACGCTAGGGCGTGTTGTCAAGGGGTCGTAACGATTCCGTGTGGAAGTAGTCAGGACACTAACGTGTCCGAAATATCATGACGCTTGACAACGGAGCACTCCCGTGCTACGGTTGGAACATGCACGCCTCACACTCAGCGATCAGCTCCTACACGCGATGCGGGAAGGCGTTCGAGCTGGAGAAGATCAAGAACTACCCTACCACACCCGCGTGGTACCTCATTGGTGGGTCCGCCGTTCACGCAGTGACGGAGGCCCTTGACAAGAACGAGATGTGGGACTACATTGATATCATGGCAATCGACACCCTTGAGCAAGAGATTGCCAAGGCCGAACTCATCGAGCCCGATGAGAGCAAGTGGCTTGCTGGTGGCTTCGGCCGTAATCAGCAGCGTTATGATCATTGGTATCAGAAGGTCCAGGACTACGCGCTCCAATGGGAGCGTGAAGAGTGGGCACTCGACGGTGACCTACGTTGGGTAGAGCTCGACGTATCCATGGTACTGCCCTCCGGGATCGAAGTCAAGGGCTTCGTAGACCGTGTGAAGGTCTACCACGGGGAAGACGTTGGGTTCATCGAGATCACGGACTTGAAGTCTGGATCTACGAGACCTGACAGTGACCAGCAGCTCGGCATCTACAGCGTGCTGGTCCGGAACTTCCTGAGCACTCAGGAAGGCATGCATGACAAGCCCTACATCGTACAGGCGAGCAACTACATGTTCAAGGATGCCGAGTACTACGAGATGAACGTCTCGAACTGGGATCTACAGGCAGTTGACAAACTCGTCCAGCAGTGGTACAGTGGGGTTAGCAACAAGGTGTTCCTGCCAGTTCGTGGTAAGAACTGCGAGAGGTGCAGCGTCAGAGACGCTTGCTTCCTACAGTCAGGTGACACTTCCGTGACCAGGGAGTACGACTCCCTTAATCCCTTTTACAAGGAGTAAAAGTGCCAGTCAAGAAGACTGACGACACGCCCACCGAAGCAGATGTGTGGGCGGATGGGGACGAGGGCGATGCCCTGGTCCTCCACACTGTGGATCCGAACCGTGACATGATCACTGTCTCCCTTAAGGGAGGTAGCGGCAAGGAAGCTTGGATCGTGGGCCATTTCAACAGCGTTGCTGAGGCTGTGGACGTCTTCTCCGACCCTGAGTGGGAGGAGCTGATCAAGCTGACCGTGGAGCGAGGTAGCGAGCTTCAGGAGGCTTACGGTGGCAGTGCGAAGCCTACTCCGCGTGCTTCTTCCGGTCGTTCCAACAGCTCTTGGGGTAACAAGAGCTCCAACAACCGCTCGAACAGTCGTTACAACGACGACAACAAGCCACTCGTCCAGGTCGAAGACGGAGAGTACTTCTGTGACCACGGTGACGCGGTCCGGGAGACCGGTGAGACCAATGGGCGCTCGTGGATCCGTTGGGACTGCCCTGACCGAGAGTGCAAGAGCGTTTTCGAGAACAAGCAGCGCAACAACCGTCGCTAAGGAGCCTGAGTGAGCTTTAAGCTTGCCCGTGCTGTAGCTAGGGGGCTCTCCATTGGGGAGCCCCTTCCCGACATCGTCGAAGGACTCGCCGCTCGCGGCGTCCGATTCTACCGTGGTGGTGCGATCCTTATCGGAGGCACCCCTGGGTCTATGAAGACCATGTTTATTGGTGATCTGGTGGACCGAATGAAGGTCCCCACCTTGTATATCAGCAACGACTCCAACGAGGCGACAATCGCCTCACGGTTCATCGCTAGGCGAATCCAGGAGGACAGTAAGGACGTTCGTGAACGTCTAATTGAGGATCCCGAATGGGCTGCGGAGCAGCTTGAGGATCTAGACTACGTCCGCTGGAACTTCTCTCCCGCTCCGACTCTTGAGGAGATCGAAGAGGAGATGGAAGCCTTCGAAGAGCTGTGGGGCGAGTATCCGCACCTTGTAGTCGTGGACATTCTGATGAAGGTAGATTACGTCGAAGAGGGCAGTGGTACGGACGAGTCTATCGTCCGCTACCTTGACAAGCTTGCTCGTGAGACGAACTCCTGCATCATCATCGCCTGCCACACCAGTGAGAACGACCCGGGCACCAATGGGAGCCCGACTCAGGCGAAGAAGTCCTTCCTGAACAAGATCACTAAGATGGCTGCACTGGCCTTGACCGTGGCTACGGATGGTGAGAGCTTCTACATCGCCCCGGTGAAGAACCGGGACGGTTGGTCGGACTACACCGGAGAAACCTATATCACCTTGATGGTGACCCCAGAGTATGCCATTTTTGAGGAGCTATGACAAGTGACGCCAGAAGAGTTGGAAGCAAGTTTGAGACAGACACGATGGGATATCTACGAGAGTCCTCGGTTGCTGTCGAACGCTTGGCGCGCGCTGGATCACTTGACGAAGGTGATCTCGTACTTGGTGGAGGAGAATTTGTCGCTGAGCTCAAAGCTCGACGAGATGCAAAGTCGTCTCTCAACCTTAGAGCGTGGCTCGACGAAGCCCGAAGAGAGTCCGAGGCTTACCGGAAGGCGAGAAATCTCGATTCCGCGCCAGTGCCGATCCTGGTGATCAAAAACCCCAACCACAGCATCAGCAAGTCCTTTGTGGTCATGTACCTTGAGGACTTTATCAGCGGAGAAAACAATGAATGAGTCCATTTACGAGTTTATCAACCCTGAGATGGTTGAGCTCGATGAGGATGGCGATTGGGCCATCCGACAGGAAGACAAGGACACCCTGTGGCTGTCCAGCAGCCAGTATGACGTCAGGGTCATCCTGACTAAGAAGTTCGACCCTCAGAAGGGCGACTACGTCATGGTCAAGCAGAGTGGTCTCCGCTACGTGGTTGTGGCCCGAGACAAGGACCGTGTGTGGCTGCGCTACCTTAACAACGCTTCTACCTACGTTACCATGCACGTCAACGAGGTTGTAAGTGCCTGAGGGCCAGGAGGCCCGCTTTAAGATCATTCCCGTGCTAGAGGGGCATTTCAACGCAAGAGTGGACGCCAACAGGTCCAAGATGAGATGCCCCTTCCACACCGATGAGAATCCTTCGGCGTGGCACAACGACTACTATTTCAAGTGCATGTCTGGTGAATGTGGCGTCCGTGGGGACGCCGTGGGCCTTCTAGTAAGGCAGGGAGGTATGGACTTTGCAGAAGCTTACGCCCTTGCAAAGGAGCTCGCTGGAGAACCAGACGGAGAGGTTCCACGCCAATCTAGAGGCGGCAGCCGACTATCTGGTGGGGCGAGGAATTACCGAGGAAACAGCCGATATGGCTCGCCTCGGCGTAGTCGATGAACAGCTAGAAGAGTGGCCGAACCTTGCAACAGCAGGTAATTATCTCAGCATCCCCTACATCACACGGTCTGGAGTTGTCGATCTCCGTTACCGATGCATTCGGGACCACGATTGCAAGGCAGAGGGATGTGGTAAGTACCTCACCCGAACTGGCCAGCGCTCTCGGATCTATGGTGTTGAGGACCTTATCGACGCGGGCTCCGCAATTTGCGTCACTGAGGGAGAAATGGACCGTCTCATTCTCCGTCAACTGGGCTATCCCACTGTTGGTTTTCCGGGATCCGGAACTTGGAAGCCGCACTACCGTCGCCTCTTCGAGGACTTCAACAGAATTGTTGTCTTCGCCGATGGAGATAACGCTGGTGCAGGCTTTGCCACGACGTGGTCGGGGCTCTTCCCGCGCTCGGTCGAAATCGCGCAGATGGACGAAAAGGAGGACGTAAACAGCTCGTTCCTCCTGTATGGAGAGGACTACTTTCATGACATCCTTGCTTGAGGATGATTTCCCCCTTGACAGTCCAGGGGGACTGTGGTACGCTAGGGCTAGAGATGGTTTCGCAGCCTACCACGGTAACAAGAACCAGTGGATGGCGCAGGCCCGCCTATGGCTCAGCGAGCCGGATATCGGCTACGCTGAAATCGCCTGGGACCTAGTGCAGATGGAGCATGATGCCCAAGCCTAAGTTCAGTTGGGAGCCTCTTGACGGGGGCTCCCTCCTGCTCCGCGTAACTGACGGAGATAAGACCACCACGTGGACAGTGAAGCCACGTCAGCAGAACAACACGATCTGTAACATGCTTCAGGAAGTTGCTTCGGCCCTTTGGGACCGCGCTGACTGGGATCTGGAGAAGAACCGCTGGGACGGTGTCCCAATGATCGAGACTGTCCGTACGGTAGACGCTGAGGAGCTTGCAGAGCTTCAGCAGAAGAAGCCTATCACGGAAGAGGAGTCTCGTCAAGCCCTGGCAGCCAAGGCTGCCAAGGTGCTCGCTAACGCGAACTGGTTCGACCGTGAGGATGACAACTACGAGAGCCTTGAGCTCCGTACGATCGGGAAGGGGACCACAAGCGCATGGTAGTCTTGGCGTGTTTGGTAGCCAGCGTTCTGATCCTCTGGAGAGCCGCTAAGGCTTGCGGCCTTGGCATCTGGTACATTGAGTATGAGAGCTACGGGGAGACCCGCTATAGCATCTGGTACAACGTTCGGTCTTTCGCCGAACACGAGATGTGGGAGAACCACCCCGGAGGCCGTGTCATTTCTCGACAGGAGAAGAACGAGGCAGCCCGACAGCGCCACGTTGACCGGCTGGAGAAGAATTTGGGGATCAAGTGAGCTACTATATCAAGCCCTCAAGTGGTGGTTTCGCAGTCTTTTCAGGACTCCCTGAGAACGAACCCTACACAGTTTGTCTCACTTGGTGTTTCACCCGAAGGGGTGCGCGTGCTTGGGTCAAGCGGCGCATTAGAAACGACAATGCGGAACCCGAGGTGTTTAGGTGAAGATCCTAACGCTGGACATCGAGTCGGCGCCTACGAAGGCGTACCGATGGCAGCTCTACGGCAACGACACTACAGCGGTAAACCAGATCGTTGAGGCTGGTCACCTTCTATGTTTCGCGTGGAAGTGGCACGGCGACGACTTGGTGCGCTTCGGCAGAGCCGAACGCTACCGCACCGCTGAGGAGAGCGACAGCCTGCAAAGGCTGTGGTACGCCATCGACGATGCTGATGTCGTTGTCACGTACAACGGTAAGAAGTACGATATCCCACGATTGAACAGCGCATTCCTTGAAGCCGGTCTAGGGCCTCCGAGCCCGTATCAGCAGGTTGACCTCTATACGGTCATCCGCAAGACTTTCGGAGAGGTTAAGAACAGTCTTGAGTACGTGGCCCAGAAGTATCTCGGCCACGGTAAGGTTCAGCACGAAGGCTTTGATCTTTGGACCAAGTGTATGTCCGGCGACCCGGACGCTTGGGAGAAGATGACCGAGTACAACAAGGGTGACGTTGTCACCACAGAACAGCTCTACGACAAGCTACTGCCGTGGATCCCAGGACATCCTAACGTGTTGCTGTACGAGGATGACAGGGTTGGCATCGCATGCCCGCGCTGCGCTTCTACGAGCTACCACAAGGAAGGATTCAAGGTTGCCAACACTAGAGTATACCAGCAGTACCAGTGTAACGACTGTCGCTCCTGGTTCCGAGACACCCGAAGCTTTGCCGGAACCACTGTCACCGGATAGAGTCGCTAGGACGATTAGCTCGGCTGCCCGCAAGGCAGCCAGCTCGTTCTATGGCTACGTGCCGGTTGAGGACATGGTCCAACAAGGCCATCTGGCCACGCTAGAGCACCCTCGCAAGTATCAGCGCCATGTGGACGAGGGAGACGTCAAGCGTCTCTACGGCATGGTCTACAAGGCTTGCTCACTGTACGGCCAGAAGCAGAAAGCTTCTGCTCTGGGATACCGCACGGAAGATCTCTACTTCTACAGCCTCAAGACTCTACGGCGGGTACTCCCGCTGGTTCTAGAGGGTCTGGAGACTCCGGAGAGCTACACAGAGTCCGACGCCTTCATGGACATCACCCGGGCTCTGGAGAGCCTGTCAGGGGCCGAGTGGCAACTGGTCTGGTGGGCATTCCATGGGGACCCCGAAGAGGAGGCAGGATACGCTAATGTGGCTGCTCATCTTTCCCTTACTGTCGGTGCCGCTCGTGGTCGCGTGGACCGCGTGCTTAGGCGTCTACAAGAGCTTTTGGGAGGCGAGAATCCGTCGCCTAGAAGGCCGCACCGTTCTAGTAATGCAGCCGCTCTCGCAGAGACCCGACAAGTCTGGGATGGAGAAGGGTGATAGATCTGGATAAGCACGAAGAAAGATTGCATCATGAAGTGCATAACCTGGTTCGTGCTGTCAAGTACAATTGCGATGATTGGTACATCGCGAAGTGGAAAAGATTCCTACTCTATGACATCGAAAGGCTGCTCACCGGTGGATGGATTTAAGGATTGGCGAGGAACGCCAATCGAGCCCGGAGTCAGGGTGCTTACGCACCCGCTCAGCAAGGGCTACACCCCGAAGAGGGGGATTGGTACCGTCCGTAAGGTGGACGCCAGCGAGCAGAAAACTACCCCAAATGGGTACACATACGGCAACGTATGGATCATTGTTGACCTCATCGAGCACAGCGGAGGCTATGCCAACCATGCACGTGTGCTCAAGAGCAACGTGACTGTGCTCACTCCAGACATGCTGGAGTCGCCTCATGAGTGACCACGAAATGCTGATTGCACTTCTCATGCGTCGATATGCAATCGACGGAGAGTCCATTCCTCAGCGTGATGCTGAGGATTTGATTGGCCTTATGGACGGCCTAGCAAATGTGAATGGATGGGAAGTTTCATGAATGCAGATGAATTGCTGCTAGCGTGGGCTCAGGAGAAGGCTCCTGAATGGCTTGAGGAACAGGTACGACATTATAATAACATCAGGGGTATTCCCCAGATCAACACGCTGGGCCATATGGCGAACAAGATCAAGGGTGCGACAGTTGAGCACATTCTCCACTGCGGACCAAAGATCTATGCTATCCCGAATCATGAGTGGTCCTGTGGATGCTACAGTGAGTACACCCGCGACGATTCGTGGGTTGTCCATGCTTACATCCGCTGCGCTCACGGGATCGTGGCCGAGATGGTCAAGGAACTATCGCCATGGAGCATGCCGGAAGTGATTCAGGAGCTCGCCGATCTAGACGAAAAGTGCATGTATGATGACCCTGACTACTGATCATTCTCCTACCTTCGAACTGATCAATGACAAGGCAGAGCTAGCGGAAGCCATCAGCTTCCTGAGAAAGCTCCGCATCTGGTCGGAGAGGCTGGAGAATCCAGACGGTTTTGAGGCGAACCCTAAGCTTGAATGGGCTTGGGACACCGTTGTAAGTCTCGTTCCTAGGCTCATGGCCTCCTATGAGGAGGCTCTAGAGCTGACGTATACACTTGCCAATGCCTGGGAATCCTATATGGACAACCAGACACCAGCAGGACTATACGTCCCGTAGGATTGCCCCCTCGTGAGAGGGGGCTTTTCTGCGTTTAGGCGAAGTCACCCTCATGCAGGTTCCCGGCCAGCTCAGCGTAATAGCTGTTGTTGTAGTTGAGGGAAAACCAGCCGCAAGAGCACACGGCGTAGTACTTCGTCATCCCGTCCTCAACCTTGGAGTTGACCGTGGTTGTGTGCGTCACGCTTCCAACTCCTTCACCTCGTGAGCGTCCCAGGTGTCATCGTCGTACCAGACGTTCGCACGTCTCCCGTCCTTGTAGTGGACGACACCGATGCGGTTGCCGTCCCAACGGGCAGGCCAGCGCTTCTGGAACTCGCGGTGAGGCTCGACTAGTTCGGCCAGAGTCTCCGCGCCGTGGCGCGAACCCCAGGGCTCGTACCAGCGGTCCCCGCAGCACTCGCAGTCGTAACCCTTTTCGACACCGTCGAAGTAGATCCCGATCTGCACCGCGCGGTAGTTCGCCAGCTCTTGGCTGTCCGCCTCTATCCACACGTGCTTGCCGAGGTTTTCCGTCAGCTCAAAGCTGCCACCGGAATTGTTCTGGTCGTACTCGTAGAACATTCTCCTACCTCTTTCTCTAGTCCAATGTGGACATGGCAAGGGACAGGAAGCCTGTCCCTCACTATGATCACACTAGAGCCCCAGCTCAGCGGCAAGGTTGTAGACTGCCGCCTTTTCCTCCAGGTCCTTAGCGTACCACTCTTCCATCTCGTTGCAGCAGATCACGCACACGGCGTACCGTGCGGGCTCGTGATGAGCGTCGTGCCACGTCCA